ACGTACTCTTATATATATAGAGTGGGATGTGTTCACGTAACATAAGGGATCAAAGACAATGGCGACTTTCTATTCGGGCTTCTGGGGTTCGTACTCTCTTCTTAGCAATCGTCGTCCTGGGATCATGCGTGTGTTCTCGATGTTGAAGAGTGGGAAGACAGGTCGTGCTATTAAGGATCAGATCACCGATCTCATTACAGCGAGTGGTTCGACGCAAGGAAGCGTGACGAACAAACGAGTGAAACAGATCGATGGTGATCTCGGAATGCTTGGTGGTGCTCGTACGATTGAGAGTGAGACGATTGAAACTCTCGCTGCTTCTTCGACTTCGAATGCTAACACGTTGAAGGAATTGACCACGATGGCTACTCGTCCAAGCTTTGTTGCTGATTCGAGTGGTAACGGTGGTCCGGCTCTTACTTAGTAGTTCACACCTCCCGAATGAACAGTGAATGAGCCGAAGGGGAGAGATGCAATGTCGTCTCTCCCCTTCTCTATATAAGGAATAAGATGATGGGTACTGGTGGAACAATCGCATCGATCCTTGGAGCAATGCTTCTCGGTGGTATGGGTAAGGGGATGTTTCAAGGTGGTGATGCTGAGGACGAGACGAAGAAGCTCGCCAGTGATCCGCAGATTCTCAAGATGAAACAGAAGAACGTTGAGACACCTGAGCCTCTTGATGCTCAAGCTATGATGGCGAAGCACGCTCCTGGTTCTCCGATGACGAATGATAATATCAATCGTGTGTCTGCGAGTATTCCGAAAGAGGGTCCGAGTGCTTCTCCTGCTCTCACGAATGAAGCGTTGATGGGTGAGATGCCGAAAGCGGAATTGACTGGTATCGAGCAAGGTACAGGTCCGATGAAGAATCCAACAATTGTTCCTGGCGCAATGCCTCCGATGGAACAAGTAAACGCCTCACCGATGCGTGGTGCTTCTCCTATCGATCCTAATCAAGTTCAACCGATGAACATTCAATCAACGAAACAAGCTCCTGGGATGATGGAGAAGTTGATTGAGCAGATCATGAGCGGTAAGAGCAAAGACAGTCTTAGTGGTGTAAAGCGTTCGCAGAACAAAGGCGCTCTCTAGTGGGAGCTATCGACCATATCGAATTAGCAGACGGAACGAAGGTCAGCACCACGACAGGTGAAGTCATTCGTGAGAAGAAGGAGAAGACTGTCTCCTCATTCACGATGAATGCTCCTACTGCTAATGAGATGATCACGACACGTCTCAGTGATCTTCCTGTTTCACCGAAGCAGATGAATGGTATCGCTGCTCTCATCGTGTATCGTCTCCTTGGTATGCCTGAGTCTGATATCGCAGAAGCACTCGGCACCGATGTAGAGAAGATCAAAGCCATCGCTGCGGCTCCTATCTTTACTGAACTATTCGGTAAAGTATCGAATCAAGTGATGGACCTTAACAGCGAGAGCATTCGTATCCGCTTCGCTGCGATGTCTCGTGATGCACTTAATAAAGTGTATGAGATCATGTCTGATAGCGATGACAAGAACGCTCTCAAAGCTGCGCAAGATATCCTCGACCGCGCTGGCCATCGTCCTGCTGACATCGTGATGCACCAACATAAAGTCGAAGGTGGGCTCAAGATCGAGTACATCTCTCGTAAGATAGACACTGTTCTTCCTGTTGTGGAAATTGAGGGGTAATTAAAATGTTCGTCGCTCGTAGGTCTGCTGCTATCTCTGTTGGCACCACTGCTATCGTGTCTCGTTTGAATAATCTTCTCACGATGGACACGAGTAAGAATCCTGATGTTGCGTATCGTAAGAGTCCAAACGGTCGTATCTTCAATACACACGCTTCGCAGATCATCTACTACAAACGTGATAAGTCTGCGACGATCACTAGCTCGAATGCTGATGGTGCTGTCGGTGCTGGCAAGGAAGCGATCTTCGCATTGAAGAACATCGATGAGATTCAGCTTCTCGGTAGTGGTGCAACGACTACAGGCTATCTCGAAGTTGGCACATCCGATTAACTAGACGAAGCTAAAGGGATCACACATCGTGGCTTCGTCTGCTTATCGCTTGCAGGAAGGTTCCTTACAGGAACAGTTCTTTGCATCACGTAATAAGATTCAAATCTATGGCGGAGGTTTTGCTAATGGCAAGACTTCCGCCGTATGTGTTCGTGTCTTGATGCTTGCTGAGAACTACCCCGGTGCTGAATTTCTTCTAGCTCGTGCTACGTATCCTAAACTCGAAGACACATTGAAGAAGGAATTCATCAAGTGGTGTCCGAATCATTGGATCAAGAAGAAGACAGACAAACCGAATAACATCCATCTCACCAACGGTACAACGATCAACTTCCGTTATATCGCACAACAGGGGAAGGGAGAGGAGCAGAGCACATCGAATCTCCTCTCTGCAAACTATGATCTCGTCGTCGTTGACCAAATCGAAGACCCCGAGATCGTACACAAAGACTTTCTCGACTTACTTGGGCGCTTACGTGGAACGGCTCGATACATCGGAACCGATCCGACAATGCCAACAAGCGGACCACGTTGGTTCCTTATCACATGCAACCCGACGCGTAATTGGGTCTATAAGAAGATCGTTCGGCCTGTTCACGACTTTAACAAAGGCGTTAAGAACAGTGATCTCATCTGTGATGTCGAAGGTAAACCGCTTATCGACATCTTCGAAGGATCGACTTACGGAAACAAAGACAATCTTCCTGCGGATTACATCACGACTCTTGAGGCTTCGTATACAGGACAGATGAGAGAACGCTTTCTCCTCGGCAAGTGGGGAGCATACGAAGGTCTAGTCTTCCCGATGTTTGATGAGCAAAAACATATCATCAATCATCAGCTTATGATGAACACGATTCAAAGAAAGCGTGATGATCATGTCAAGTTCACAGTTGTCGAAGGATACGATTTCGGAATTGCTGCACCGAGTTGCTACTTGCTCGGACTTGTTGATGAGCAACGAAATGTCTTCATCATCGATGGCTTCTATGAGAAAGAGATGCAGATTCCTGAGCAAGCTGAAAAGATTCGGCTCATTCGTGAGAAGCATTTCATTCCACATGATAACGCGATCTTAGCCGATCCTGATCTATTCCGTCGCAAGCCTGGGCAACACGGGGCGCTATCTACGACTGTTGCTGGACAGTTCCGAGATGAAGATATCATTCTCATCCGTGGTGATAATGCGATCCTTCCAGGCATCACGAAGATCAGACAATATCTCACGCCTCAGCAATTCCATATCAATCCGTTCTATGGCTCTCCCGGTGGAGCGTTCCTCTATTACAGTGACACGTTAGAATTCATCCCGACTGAGTACGGTGGATATACGTGGAAGAAGAACTCCGCTGGTGATAATGAAGACGTGCCGATTGATAAGAACGATCACGCTATCGATACAACAAAGTACATTCTATCTAAGCGTCCTGATATCGGTAAGGTCGTAGTCCCATTCCGCAAGAGATCGTTCGGCTTACAGCATTGGGCCGAGAGCGATTATGATGATCATGAAGGAAAAGCCCGTTATGGCCGATAAGCCTCTTAACGAGACAGAGAAAGACGTACTCGCCATGAGCGATGATAGCTTCAAGCCTGGAGCATCATCGAAGAAGAAAACTCCTGTGAACTCATTCGAGATGATTGGTGATCTCAAGATTCCAATCTCATCGAAGCGTGGGAAGCTGTGGCAAGCACGCGTACGTGAAGGGAAGAAGAAACTTGATCCGTATAAGTCAGCGTGGAACGAGGCCATCGATTATTATCTCAACGATCAAACTATTGAAAGAAACGGTACGAAGACTAAGTCCTCACGCATCCGTAAAGATCGTTCGTCGGAAATCGAGAACCTTGTCTTTGCGAACATTTCAGCCGCGACTCCGCGTATCTATGCACAGAACCCTCGTATGGAGATCACCGCTAATTACGATGACCCTGCGGCGAAAGATTTCGGCACGGTTGTTGAACGGTTGTGCAATACGCTGATCAATAAGAACGAAGCACCGGGACTTGGATTGAAGGCGAAGGTGCGTCGTGCGGTGACTGTTGCTCAATTGTCTAACATCGTATGGGCCGAAGTCGATTTCGTTAAGAAGGAAGAGTCGAGCGAACAGGCTTATGCTGATGTCAAGCGTATCTCTAAAGAACTAGAGACGGCAAAAGACATCAAGACCATCGAACGTCTCGAAGCAGAACTCGCGGCTATCGATGAGAAGTACGATATGCTTGCTCCCGGTGGCCCGAATCTCACGATCCTTCGTGGTGATGAAGTGATCGTTGATCCGAACGTTACCGTTCACGGCTTCAGCGATGCGATGTGGATGGCGAAGAAGAAGCTGTTCCCTACGAAGTTCTTAGAAGTTAAGTACATGCGTAAGGATAAAGAAGGTAAGCAAGCTCTTATCTTCAAGCCTGATCACATCATCAAGAACACGATTGCGAATGAGGGCGAAGAGAACTTCTCTATCTTTGAGAAAGACAGCGAACCCGAAGCGTACGGATATAAGAATCAAGAAGACTTCGACAGTGCGAAGATGACCGCTGTATGGTATGTATGGGATAAGGTCACGCGTCGTGTTGAGATGTATCTCGATAATGATTGGTCGTGGCCTCTGTGGGTTTGGGATGATCCTCTTAAGCTTCAACGCTTCTTCCCATTCGTGCCGCTCTCACTCGTGACGCCTGTTGTCGGTCCTTACTCTAAAGGTGAGGTGTCATATTATCTTGATCAGCAAGACGCGATCAATGATATCAACGAACATCAACGACTCGCTCGTCGGTGGGCACGGCATAATATTTGGTATAACACTACATACATCGATGATGTCACGATGGCGAAGGTGCTAGAAGGCGGTGAGAAGAATGGTGCTCATGGTCTGAAGCTGCCTGATGGTGTGAAACTCGAAGACGTGATCTATTCGATCATGCCTCCGGGTACGAACTTCATGTCTCTCTTTGATAAGTCACCACAGTACGCAGCGATTGATCGCATCGCACCAGTGAATGAAGTAGCTCGTGGTGGACAGTACAAGACGAACACCACGAACAAAGCTATCGATCAGTACTCGCAATCTCGTACGGTGAGAACCGATGACAAGGTTGATATGGTCGAAGACTGGATCACAGAGATCATGTGGTGTGTGACACAACTCTGCTTGATGAATTATCGAGAAGAGGATGTCGCACCGCTGCTTGGTCCAACTGATGCAGCAACGTGGGGAACAGTTGCGCCACTCGCATATGAACAGGTCAATGCTACCATCTCGTCGTTCACAGCCGCATCAGGATCGACTCAGAAACCGAATAGCCAAGCAAAGAAGGAGGCGGCTCTTGAGATGTCGCAGGTGCTTGGTCAATTTGCATCGGGTACGCCTGTTGCATTGATCATCGCATTGAAGGCGTTAGAGCAAGCGTTCGATGATATCGTGATCAAAGAAGAAGATTGGGCTTTGATCCGTGAGAGCATCGAGGCACAGGTTGGTATTCAAACTGCTAATGCAGCTAAGATCGCATCCGAAGGAGGACTCAACGCACAGCAACAACAGATGCAGCAACAAGAGATGCAACAAGGGAGTGATCAACAAGCGGGTATTGATTCATTCCTTGCTACGCTTCCACCCGAACTAGGCGAACAGATCGCACAGCTTATTCAGTCAGGCGTCGATCCTGTAGAGGCAATTACACAAGTGACTGGTCAACCCCCGCCGATTTAGGCGAGCATAAAGGATCACAACGATGAGCGACAAAGAAGACTTTAGCGACGATATCGTTTCACGCATCATGGATCAAAGTGGTGTCGGAGAAGATGAACGCGGTGGGATGGAAGAACATTCCTCTAGCGGTACGAAGAGTGTTGAGAAGCAGAGTGGCGTTAGCGATGACGAGGAGCAAGAGGAGGAAGTAAAGACTCCTCCGCAGAAAGCTGATCCTCAGAATGATGGAACGAAACAGAAAGCTGCTCCTGCAAAGAATCAACAGCAAGGTAAACAGAAACAACCCGAACCACTGCTCGATGAGAATCATCAAGTCGTTGCTAAAGGCGGTGCCGAACGTCGCTTGTTTGAGCGATATAAGAAAGTCGCTGAGATTGAATACCCTGCAATGCAGAGAGAGATTCAAGCGTACAAAGATGCTGCTAACTTCTCCAAGTATGAGCTTAATGCACAGGAGGCGATTACTGGTTACTCTCTCGTTAAAGCTTGGAAGGAAGACCCTGCGAAGCTGATCAAGCATCTGCTTACTCAGGCGAAGACGGCTGGTATCTCCGTCGATCTCGGAGGTGGAGCACAAGCGGGCATTGACACCGAAGCTGTCCGTGCTATTATTGCGGAACAAATGCGCCCTCTGACTGATGCACGTCAGCAGAGAGAACAAGCAGCCGAACAAGAGGCTGCTATCACACAAGAGTACGAAGCGTTCGTGGAGCGATTCCCCGACGCCACAATCCAAGAGGAAGCTATTGCTGCTCTGATCACGAAAGACCCCGATATGTCTCTTGGTGAGGCGTACTACGCGGTCAAATCGTTCATGGCAGAGAATGGCCTAGCTTGGAACATCCCGCTGTCAAAGCAGCGCGCAACCGGGGGCAAAGCTCCTGTGATCAAGCAGCAAGGTCTTCCTCGCAATCGTCAAGCTGCGCCTATGCAGAATGAAGATGAAGGTGAAGATAATGCTCCGGTTATCGCGCCAGCTTCCGCCTCATGGTCCGACATCATTAAAGGATCGATGAAAGAGGCTGGCTACTTCAACAAGTAGTCAACAAGGGATAAACAATGACTCTCGCAACTGTAACCCATTCAACGATCACGAAGTCTCGTGGTAAGTTGATCATGGCTTCGGTGAAGAGCAACGCCTACATGGCGTGGCAATTCGCCAACGAACAAGTCGAATTCGAAGATGGTGGTAAGGATATCACCAATCCTCTGACGACTGGTCGTAATCCGAACGTCGCTTCGTACGAATACTACGGCTCGCTTCCTACTGCTCAGACGAATGAGTTCACGACTGTCAGCTACGGTTGGAGCCGTGTTGCCGGTACGGTTATCATCTCTGATCAGGAAGAAGATGAAAACCGTGGCGAAGCACAAATCTTCAAGCTGCTCAAAGCCAAGATGAATGTCTTGGAAGAAAGCATCAAGGAGAAGTTCTCTTCGTATCTCTATGCGACCGGCGCTGGCACTGATCCGTATGGTCTTGGGAATATGATTCCTGCTGATCCTACTGCCGGTACGCTCGGTGGTATCTCTCGTGTGAACGAAAGCCAGTGGCGTACTTCGGCGTACGACTTCGCTGGCACTCTCGATAGTACGAACATTGAAGAAGCCTTCGATGACATCCAACTCGATCTCACGATGAAAGGCGAGAAGCCTGATCTCATCCTCTGTGGTCGTAACGTGATGCGCCACTATCGCCAAGCCGTCCGTGATAAAGCCGTGATCAACCTCAACACTTCCAAGAGCGGAAGCAAGATGTACGATCTTGGATTCTCGGGCGTCTCGCATAACGGCGTTGCGATGCTCTATGATGAAGATTGCCCGGTCAACACGGCATACTTCATCAACAGCAAGTACCTCCGTCTGCACATCCTTAAGCACGTCAACATGAAAGCGAAACAGCTTACCGCTCCGTGGACGACTGATGCCAAAGGCTCTCGTGTTGTTTGGCAGGGTCAGCTTTGCTTGTGGGCTGCTTATCGTAAGCACGCTTATCTCGCAATCTAATAGAAGGATACGACCACATGTCCGTTGCTCGTGATGTAAAACCCGCTTTCGTCGTTCAGAGACAAGAAGGCCCGTTCGAGAAAACTGTGATCAAGTACTCGAAAGTGAAGATCGCAGAAGGCAAGTATGAAACCGTGAAGAAAGAGGAGACGAAAGTCTTTGATCACGGCTACATGGTTGTGTTCCCGAAAGGTCATTCGGTGTTCATTGAAACTGATGAAGAATTGATTCGTCTAGGCTTCTCAGGTGATCCGACACTGATTGATATGGAGACTGGTGACGTTGTTGGTGCTCTTGGCGTTCCCGGCCTCTCTATGCCTGTAAAGTCTCGCACTGGTTCTCAGCCGAAGCTCGTGCTGAAGAGCAAGAGCGACGAAGGTAAATAGGAAGGAATTAGACTATGACTGTCGCAAGCCAAAAGAAACACGCGGGACACGTGGTTCTCAATTCGTATGTCCCTGCTATGCAGTATGCGGCTGATATCACCGAAGGTGGCATCTATATGGTGAACTTCGGTTCTCCTCCCGCTGCTGCCACGACCGGAATCATTACTACAATGGCTCAGGACACGGCTGTAGATGTCGGTCGTGCTTCGTTCGATTCTACTACTGCGTACTTGGCAGAAGCTAAGTTCGGCGCAACGATCCGTATCATCGGCACCACGACTAACACTGCTGCTGTAGCTGTGTACGGTCGTGACTTCTACGGCCAACCGATGAAGGAAACTCTCGCACTCAATAGTGACACTGCTGTTGCTGGTGTGAAGTGCTTCAAGACCATTGATCGTGTCACATGCGGTGCTTCCGCTTCTGATACGTTCTCGATGGGTTGGGGCGGTATTTGGGGCCTTCCGTATAAGACGACGCACGTTCTTGCGGAAATCTCTGATGGTGCTCCTGCGACTACGGGAACTCTTACCGCAGGCGTACTCACCGATCCGCAAACTGCTACCACTGGTGATCCTCGTGGTCGGTTCACTCCGAACACGACACCGGACGGCTCGAAAGATATCACTGCTGTCTTCATTGCGGATAACTCGATCAACGCTGCTGGTAACGGTGGCTTGATGGGAATTGCTCACTACAACGCGGCGTAAGCTTCGTCTTAGTGATCAATATGTGGCGGTACAGTGTTGTGGTCCACTGTGCCGCCACATTACTATAAGGGGTAAGCAGCATGGCAATCACGTTTCCAACACAAAGCGAATGCGTTCAAGAAATCATTAGGCAAATGTCGATGGTCCCTGGTACATCTGTTCAGGTGTACGCAGAGGACATCATTGCTTCTTATTTCCAGAGTGCGTTCGATGAAATCTTCGACTCATACTTCTGGCCGGAATACACGTCATGGCAGACTTTCACGCTTGACGGCACGATTGGTATTCCGAACGCAAACATCGACACGTACGTTAAACGGATACAGGATATCGGCACGATGTTCATTGGTGGAACGCGTACGCCGATTCATCGTATGCCTTCACAAGAGAATCCTTCGCTCGTCACAGGGACCAGTCCGAAGTTTTATGATGCATACACCGCTACTCGTGAGCGTGTGTTCCGAGTGTATCCCGCCGCATCAACTGGTACTGTAGACTGTCGCGTAAGAACGAAGCCTGATGACTTCATCTCAACGAGTACGATCTATCTTGACAAGTGGTTGCCGATCTTCCGTGCCGCGTGGTTGTACGCTGAACAAGATGCCGCGAACCCTGGACTAACCGCTGTGTTCCAGAATCGTTATGAAGAACGCATGCTACAGGTTAAATCTAGCATCGCGTCTGCTGCTCCTATTCCTGTGAACCCGAGTGCGGGATCAGGTATTGAGACGGAGTGGCGGTAATGGGTAGACAGATTCCGAGATCAAAGAAGCTTCAGGATTCAACACTGAGAGATTTCTCCGGTGGATTGAATCTTGCTGATAATGAGCAGAACCTCTCACCGATATATCAGTCAACGTTGAAGAATCAGTTCCGCGGTGAAGGCGGTGCGTTGAATAAACGGTATGGTACGAAGCTGTTTTGTAAAATCGATGCGGCAGCTACGTTTACGATGTCAGACAGCGATCCGTTCTTGGTGAACTTCTCTCTGTCGTCCTCACCAAATCTCGCAATCGAACGCGTGCATCATGGATTAACTACTGGCGATTCGATAACGTTTGGATCACAAGAGAATATCAATGGTGTGCTTGGCTCTGCTATCGATGGAATAAAAACTGTCACTGTGATTGATGCACACTTGTTCACGATCAACGTTGGAGCCTACACACCAACAGATGCAGGAGCGGAGTTAAATCTAGAAGGCACTTACACATACGGTGGTAGTGCTACTCTCGCTGGCTCGATCCTTAACATGGTCTACTACAACAATCACGTTGTTGTAGCGACTACTGCTGGCGAAGTCGGTAAGATCAATGGCGCAGGCGTTCTTACTGTGATCTGGAACTCGACTATCGCTCGTGCAGCTAATGATTCACAAGCGGCAATCGCAGCGACAAACACACAGGCCGGTGCATCTACCGCATTCTCAGGAACAATCGGTGGAGCGACACTAACTTCTACGAACACGACTGCTGCAACTGACGGTGCGAGTCTTGCAGCACTTTTGCAAACTGCGTTTCGTGCGGCTGATGCTGCGGCTACAGATATCTCTGTATCGTGGTCAACTGATGTTCTTACCTTCGTAGACAATCGTGGCCGTGACATGTCTGCGTTCTCATTGGATGGTGGTGCTGGTGCCGCTGCGTATGACAATCCTGATGTGTGGTCGTCTAGTGCTACACAAGTGAACTTCGCTGAATTCGGCGGAGAGTTGATCATTGTCAATGGCGTTGATAAACCAATCCTCGTTGCGACAGACTTCTCTACGAACTATCTAGTCGATATTGCGGCGGGTACGAACACGTACGTACCTGTCTGCCAGTACATCGCAGCGATTAATCACTATGTCGTCATGGCTGGTGATCCAACGGCGCCGAATACGCTCTACATCTCACATAAAGACGCGAGTGGTACGTGGGCTGGTGATGCTGATCCGAACCTTGCACGTAATGATGATCTATCTAAGATCGCAGGCACGAGTGAGATTCGTGGTCTTG